TAGAAAGTGAAAAACATAAAAATAATGGAAAAAGAAAAACGAGAAGTGATAAGGTATTAGAACCAAAATGTAAGCATTGTGAATATAAAACAAATAATTTAACTTGTATGAAGGTTCATTGTTTAACACGCCACTCAAATAACGAAGAAAGAAAAAAAGAATTTAAATATTATTGCGATAAGTGTGATTTTGGAACATACGCAGAAATATTATTTACACGACACTGTGAAACGAAGAAACATTTATTTTAAATAATATCCTCTAATATGTTTTGAAGCATAACACGAATTCGCATAATGTCCTTCTCTACCGCATCTAAAACATATAACATCGTCACATTCATCTTCACTTTCACTATCTTCGTTATTATATTTACAATTCCGTTCGTGATATTCACATTTATTTTCATCAATAAATTCTTTATCGCAATATTCGCAACACCAAACAATTTCTTCTTTAATTTTTTTACAATCTTTCGCAAAATGTCCCGATGTTCCACATTTGAAACATTTATCATTTGTTCCATTTTTCATTTGTGTCAAATGATTTATAGTTGATTGTTCTAATTCTACTGAAACAAATGAACCGCCTCTAACATTATCTATCCCATATTTATCCATAAACATTCTTGTATATTTATCTTCATCATAATCATCACAATTCGGTATTAATTCTATCATTTTTATTGGTTTATATAGTTTAGTCCATGCTGAACCATTTGAATTAAAATGACTATCTAACCTAAAAGAAGGATTGATAGTTTTACCAACATAATATTTACCCTGTTCTAATTGTAAAATATAAATATATACCATTTGTAAAGTCTATAATTAATTTATTTTATAATCAATTTTATTTCAATTTTTTATAAATATCAAATTATTATATATGCCTACTCATAAAAGTAATGATTATAAATTAACAGCAGTTCAATATTATTTAGTTGAAGATAAAACACAAGAAGAGGTTTGTAAAATATTCAAATGTTCTCCAAGAAGTTTAATGCGGTGGGTTGAAAGGTATAAAAATGAAGGTAATGTTGATATTCATTATAGAAAACCAATTGCTTATAAAGTTAAAAAAGAATATGTTAAATTTTTAGTAGATGAAATAAATAAAAATAAAACAATCACATTACAAGAATTACACCAAAAACTTAAAGATAAATATAAAAATACGGATATAAGCACAATGCAACTTTTTAGAGTTGTGCGTGATAATAATATTACTTTGAAACTTACAAGAATTAGACACGAACCAACCAAACGATTTGGAAAAGATATTGATATAAACTCAAAAATAAAAGAATTTTATGAAGAAGTGAAAAAATACAAAATAGAAGATATTATTTGTATTGATGAGACCTCAATAAAATCATTACAAAAACGAAACCATTGTTATAGTAATAAAGGAAAACGATGTGTAATAAAAACGCAATCCCAAGAAGTATTCAAAAAATATACTGGTGTATTTGCTATTTCTGTAAATGGTGTGATACATTGGGATTTATATGAAAAAGGTGGAATAAATACAGATAGATTAATTGATTTTTTAGAGCATAATATTACAAGTAAATTAAGGAATAAATTAATTATTTTGGATAATGCTTCCGCTCATAGAAACGAAAGAATAAAAGCATTGGTAAATAAACATAATAATATTTTATATGCTGTTCCATATCAACATTTCACTAATTCCATAGAAAATTATTTTAGTATGTTGAAATCAAGATTACAAAAATTAGATGGGTTAAAGTATGAGAATTTGAAAGAAAATATCCAAAAAGTAATAAGTGAAATGCCGAAAGAAAAATATGAAAATATATTTAAGGGTGCTTATGAACGACATGAAAAATATGTTCCAAAGAATATAACAAGAAAAGTAAAGAAAATATACAAATAATTATTTATAAAAAGGTTTATAAATAATCGGCGTTTGAAATGTTAAAAGGTGTAAATACAAATTTAATTTTAAAATTATTTCATTTATAAAGTTAAAGGATTTTGTTTTTCTTCTTTCTTTTAAAGTTTCTTTCTTTTAAAGTTTAGAAATAAAAATCTTTTTCTAAATACAAATTTAATTTTAAAATTATTTCATTTATAAAGTTAAAGGATTTTGTTTTCTTCTTTCTTTTAAAGTTTAGAAATAAAAATCTTTTTCTAAATTTAAAAAAATAAATATATTTTTTAAACATGTCAAATAATATTTTAGAATTAGTAATGATTGTAAAAAACTCCGGAGATATACTCAAAAATTGTCTCCAAGAAAACAAAAAATTCATTGACCATTGGACTATACTTGACACTGGTTCAACTGATAATACAAAGGATATTATTAAACAAGAATTATCTGATATACCAGGTAATCTTTATGAAGATAAATTTATTGATTTTTCAGACGCACGTAATAAATCAATCGAATTGTCGTCAAAAAAATGCAAATATACTATTGTTCTTGATGATAGTTATATATTACATGGAGGTGATAAATTAAGAAAATTTCTATCTAAATCAAAACAACCATGTTATACAATTAGAATCGGAAATTATAAAAATGGTTTCTTACAAAATGAATATACGTCTAATAGAATATTTAAAACATCTGAAAATTTTAAATATAAATATAGAGTTCATGAATATTTAGATGTTAATAAGAAAGATGTATATGATATTAACGATTTAGATGTATTTATTAATGATATTGATTCAATGGAACATAAGAATAGATCGGTTAATAGATATAATAAAGATATTAAACTTCTTCTTCTTGATTTTAAAGATAATCCAAACGATCCGAGAGTTATTTATTATATCGCTAAAACTTATTATAATTTAGAAAGATATGATGATGCATTATTCTATTTTCAAAAACTAAAATTTAAAAATATTGATATTGAGTATCAATTCTCTTTTCATTATGATTCTATTTGTACTTCTTTTATGATTAATAATGATTCTAATATCATGGAAAATTCTTTAACTTCTTTAATACAATTAAATAACAAATATTTTAATTCAAGAAAAGAAATTGATTATAAACTAGCAGTTTTGTATAAAGATAAAGGACAAATTGAATGGGCTGACCAAATTTTAAATAAAATTATAAATTGTAAGAAACCTAAATTGATTAATACAATTTTAGAATCAGATATATATGATTTCTTAATTCCATATTTGTATATTGATGTTAAAATTAATCTCGGACAAATAAATTTGGCTATACCTCAATTAAAAAGATTACTTGAATTGTATCCAAATAACCAACCTCTTTTAAATATCAAATATGCTATATGTGATAATTCAATCAATTCATCTATTAAATTAAGTAGTAATAATAAAACTATTGTATTTCACACAGGTGGTGAACAAAGTATTTTCAAAAATTGGAATCCAAAAGGTGATTCAAGAATATCTGGTTCAGAACACATGGCTATTAATTTAGCACAAGAATTTCATAAAAAAGGATATCGTGTATTTATTATCGGGTCATTTGAAGAATCAATACTTGATATTGACAATCAATGTATTCACAATGGAGTTGAGTATATCGATTATAAATATTTTTCTGAATTTGCTTTAAAATATGAAATAGACATTTTAATAATAAGTAGATATACTGCTAATCTTGTTTACTATGATAATATAAAATCAGTATATTTATGGGTTCATGATGTTTTACCAGTTACAGATGATTCAAATTGTTTTCAAATACATAAAGAAAAATTTAAAAGCATTATTGCAATTTCAAACTGGCAGAAAGATAATATTGTTTCTAAATTAAATATTCCGGAAGAAAGAATTATTGTTTCAAGAAACGCTATTCATCAAAAAAGATTTTTAAAAAATCATATTGAAAAGACACCATTTCGATTCATTTATACTTCTGACCCTTCAAGAGGTTTAACAAATCTTATTAACTTAATTCCTTTTATTAAAGAAAAATATCCTCTAACAACTTTACATATATTTGTTAAGAAAGAAAACGTAGACTATGATACGTTAAAAACAATTGAAAAACTTGATTATGTTTTCATACATGGTCGTGTATCACAAGAACAATTAGCAATTGAGTTTATGAAATCTGATATATTCTTTTATCCAACAGATTTTAAAGAAACATATTGTATAACTGTTTTAGAAGCAATGTGTTCTAAATGTTTAGTTGTAACAGTAAAATTGGCTGCGTTAACAGAAATAGTAGAAGGAAAGGGTATTTTATGTGATTATCCATTTCGTGATAATATCGATGAGTTATTAGATAAATTATATTTTGTATTAGATCGTCCAGTATTAAAAAATTATTTTATAAATAATGCTTATAATTGGGGTATGGCGCAAACATTTGATAATTTAGTTAACGAATGGCTTAACTTTTTTACATAAATTTAGAACCGATGTTATTTTTTTACTTACAAATAAAAAAATATAAATAATTATACTAGAAGATATTTATTTTTACTTTTTCTTTTCTCTTGTGTATATTTCATCACTGCTTATATCTTCTACTTTTGTTTCATCCATAAAATTTGTTAACATTTTTAATTTGATATCTTTTATACTATTTTCCAACTTTTTTATTTGTTCTTTTAATTTTAATTTGTTCTCTTTTAATTTTAATTCATTCTCTTTTAATTTTAATTCATTCTCTTTATCTTTTAATTTGTTCTCTTTTAATTTTAATTCATTCTCTTTATCTTTTAATCTGTTATCTTTTAATGCATTCTCTTTATCCTTTAATGTATTCTTTTTCTCTTTTACAGCCGTTTATTTTAAAATGGGACACTCAATTTTTAACTTAATATAGCACTTGAATAATTTTAATATTTATTTAAATTTTAAACTTTTATTCAGTTTAAAATTTGTTTTCAATAAAAAAATTGAATTTATTTTTTTGATTTTATTATTAATTAGAAAAATGAAAAAACCACCAGATGATGAAATAAAAGATAGTTTTAAAGCAGTAAAAATGACTTTAAACACTATATGTTCAAACGATTTACTGAAAAAAAGAAT